ACTTCCGGTGGTACTTGGGCCGCCGCTGTCAATGGCATAGACAGTGCGAATATTAGACACAAAAAGGGGCGAATAGTTGTTTTCATAGTCTCCTCATTGGTTTTTAAGTGAGTAAATAAAGGTAGCCGTCTCGGTTCCTGGTAACTCCTTCACAGCTATACACCAGGCTTCGGGGTGAAACTCGGTGATATACGTTCTCACGGCTTCGATCTCTGTAGGCGTGAGCCCATCTCGGTTATCGTGTAACAGTAGGTCAGCATACCTAGTCGGTAAACATACCTCGAAAGTCTTTAGTTCCATTGATTCCCCCTTATTCAAATATGATCGACCACAACACTAGGTTGATGTAACAGAGAGCGCCTAGTCCGAACGTATGCAAGGTGCCCAGCAACATTTGTTTCATAGTTATTTGATACTCTTGACCTTCGGTTATATTTGTATTCATCGTCTGATCTCCTTATTGAGCCTATCGGGTACCCCGCTTGGGTGTACGCTGTAGGTGGCTAGTCGTGATATCCAATGATAACGAGTTGCCAGTGTCCATCCACGCGCTGTATCCATTCGGTAACGAGGTGTTTAATCGCGCCCATAGCCTCCTTGCGATCTTGGTAGGCGTATTCCTGCAATCCGTTGCGATGTTCGGTGAGAAGTGAGAGGGCTTGGTCGGTTGTCATAATTGTTTAATCTCCGTTGAGCTTGATTGCTCATCATGTAAACATAATATAAGAGATAGGATGGTACTGTCAAGAATAATGTACACAATTATTGATATATATATTAGCTAGCAAGATTAAACACTTAATAGCTAAGTGAAAAATATTTACAAAAAAGTGAATTTTCTTTTGAATAAAATCAGGGTTTCGTTCGTCTATGCACCACATCGCAAGATGTGACAACGTGAGCCCATGGGCGAACAAACTATTACAGCCCAGATCTCCCTAGTGTTCATAATACTCATTTACTGATAGGGTAGTAATGAGGCTATGGCAACTCAACGAGTTAAGACATTAGCGGATAAATGGTTTATAGGCTCTTACCGGCATTTACAGCCATTTCCTAGGGGTAACCTATACTACAGTGTACGTGCTCACCTGAATCGCTCCCAGAGGCAGATAGCGGCCTTATTCGGGGTGAGTATACATGCCTGGAGATATAGAGAACGTAGTAAGAGGATGTATCACCCTGCCGAGATAGTGGCACTTCAACAGCTCAGCGGCCTCGACCCTAACGCATTCATAGAATTATTAAAGGAGATAGCATAGTTACGCTAGCGAACTAGTTTTCTAATTCTCATAATACAAATAGGTTCCTAATATGATTAGAGAATTCCTGGGAGCGGGCGTAGGTTATTGAAATTACTTTCGAATCGGAAACGGGTAGGGTACCGGTTAAGTGTATATACTCATACCCACATAAAAGTCATACCCACATAAAATTCTGCCTATTACACCCTAGTTTTTATGAATGGAAACGAAACGGACTTAGTTGTTGAATCTGAAGGCGATGAAATTTTAAAAAATCCTGAGGGTGCAGTTGTTCAGGAATCCTTAGTACCTGAAGTGTTGCCGCCTATTATGCAGCCTAAGTTGAATACTAAGGAGCATATAAGGAATGAGGATTTGGCGTGTCAGGTTAGGGATATGGCTAGGATGGGCTTGAGTAAGGGTAGTACGGCTATAGCGGCTAGGATAACGCCTTATCTTTTGGACAAGTATTATCTGCCTGAGTTTTTAGAGGGGCAGAGTCAGATGCAGAAGGGGTTAGCTACTGTAGCTATGGAGCAGGCTTTGAATGGTAATATCCCTATTTTGCTTCATTTGTTAAAGACCAAATTGGGATGGACAGAGACGCAGACTATAGAGCATGTTGGCGAGATTAAGGCTGTGGTTAGTGCCAAGCCGATGAGCAAGGAAGAGTTTGCCCAAAAGTATCTTAGCCAGGATAAAGAGAGTTAGTTGAGCGATTATTTAAGCGATTACCGTTTAGACGAGCAGGTCATTTGGGCTCCTCAACCTGGGCCCCAGGAAGCATTAGTTCATTGTCCCATTACTTTGATTGGTTATGGCGGGGCTAGAGGCGGGGGTAAGACTGATGGGGTTTTAGGTAAGTTTGCTGTTAAGCAGGAACTATTAGGACCAGACTTTAATGCTATCTTTTTTCGTAAAGAACTACCCCAGGCAGATGATTTGATTGAGAGAGCGAAGCAGATTTATCTACCGCTAAAGGCTCATTGGCAGGACCAGAAGAAGCAATTCACTTTTCAGAATGGGGCTAGGCTTAGGTTTAGGCCATTGGCTGATGATTCAGATGCTGAGAAGTATCAGGGTCAGAATTTATCGGATTGCGCTATAGAGGAAGCTGGTAACTATGCTGACCCAGCGCCTATATGGAAGTTGTTCGGAGCACTCCGAGGTAAAGGTGGTGGGCAAATCATTCTTACTTTTAACCCTGGCGGTATAGGGCATGGCTGGCTTAAAGAGTTGTTTATTAGGCCAGCACCAAAGGGAATGAAGATTCTTAGGAAAGATTTACCGAATGGAGCGGGGTTTGATTATATCTATATACCCAGCCGAGTTCACGATAATCAAATACTGTTAGCAAAGGATCCAGAGTATATTAACCGCTTGCACATGGTCGGTAGCCCCGAACTTGTAAGAGCATGGCTAGAAGGAGATTTTGAAATACATGAAGGCTCGTACTTTCCTGAATTTAGCAGCAAACACATTGTCAGCCCTTTTAATGTACCTAAGCATTGGCCTCGGTATCTTGGTTTCGATTGGGGTTTTCGTAGCCCTTTTGCCGCTGTTTGGGGCGCTGTATCTAGTGGCCAAGATGACAAAGGAAACGAAGTCCCTTATCCAAAAGGAAGTATTGTCATCTACCGAGAAATGTGGGGAAAAGGAGTCGATAACGTCGAACAAGCTAATCGTATTGGCGCCGCCTCAGTCGGGGAAAACCTGGTTGCAGTAGCTGACCCATCCATTTTCAAACACGATGGTGGACCAAGCATTAACGATCAGTTCACCCAAGTATTTGCAAAATATAAACATCCCTCTTTCAAAGCTGGTGATAATGATCGACTATCAGGTTGGAGCCAGATAAGACAGAGGTTGGTTAATAAGCCACCTTTGTTGTATATTTTTGCTACGTGCCCATATCTTATTCAGACACTTCCCGCTTTGGCGATAGACAAACGGAAACCTGAAGACGCAGATAGCGGCGGCGATGATCACGTCTGTTTTAGCGGCGATACTCTAGTCGTTACAGATTCCGGCCCATTACCTATTAAAGATTTATGTAAAAAGACGTCGGTCATGGTTCTCAGCCATGATGGTCAGTATCATCGAGCTTGTGGTTTGAAAACGAAAGAAAATGCCAGCGTTATTAAACTAAATTTTGATGACGGTAGTTCTGTTACCTGTACGCCCATGCACCTATTTTTAACAAATGACAACGAATGGAAACCAGCTCGTTTTCTAACATCAGAAGATGTGATACGTTGCGTAACGTATGAAAGTAAACATTATCAGCCCAACGTGTCAGGAGTTCAATGGCATCAAGTTTTATCGTTGTGGTCACTATTTCAGTGCGCAAAAAAGGCGATATCGAGGCTCAAAACGATTGCACAGAGTTGTGTGGGAATACTTTCATGGAGAAATACCAAAAGGAATGCACATCCATCACAAGAATGGAGACAAGACCGACAATCGAATAGAAAACCTTCAGTTGCTGGATTCAAAAGTTCATTTGACAGAGCATATGACACCGGAACGACGAGCACAGGCACGACAGAATATATTGTTAAAAGCCATACCTATGGCGACGCTATGGCACAAATCTCTTCAGGGCAGGGAATGGCATTCGGAACATGCCAAGTTGGTAATGGCTTCTATGCCGTCAATAGAACTAAAATGTCATTTTTGTGGAGCAATGTATCAAACGAAGTTGCACATGAAATGGAAATCCAAGTATTGCCACCCAAACTGCAAAATGAGCGCAAGACGAAGAAGGTTAAATCCATCTCTTACGACCAAGCCCCGCAAGATGTCTATTGCCTAAACGTACCAGATACAAGTACCTTCGTTTTAGCAAATGGAGCTGTTGTTCATAACTGCGATGCTTTACGCTACCTCTGTAAAGAGCGCCTAATCGACAGCAAGTGGCAGCAACCAGCAGAAGTATTCAATAAAGGTATTATTAAGTTACAAGCCTATATATCCCAAGTGCGGCGGGACGCTAGTAGACCAAAGATATGAAGATTAAACCACTTGTCGAGCGATTCTCTGGAGCCTACTGGAAAAGTCAAATCAATCTGGCACAAGAGCGCCGTAAGAAGTTTATCGAGGCCGCTGAAGAGTCTATACGGGTTTATAACGCACAAAAAGATATTGGTATCATGCGAGATACCGAGCGAAGGCTAAACGTCTGGTGGTACTGCGTTAATACCCTTCTACCAGCTTACTACAGTTCTACCCCTAAAGCAGAAGTAAACCTACGAAAGCGGTCAGGCGGCGTTATGCAGGAAGCATCTGCCGTCATTCTTGAGCGCAATATCCAATACCAAATGGATCAAGAGTTTAGCTTTGACCATGTTGGGTACAATGCAGCACTCCAGTTTCTTCTCAC